ATATACTTCCGGTCACGCGCCACGCTCACCAGTACGAGGAGGAGCGTCTTTTCAGCGTCCGCCTCGTCGAGCCATTCAAGCCGCTTTTTTACGACGGTCAGGTTATTCGCCATGACTGCGGCTCGGATAAGCCTGTAGCATGATTGCTTGATCTCCTGAGACAAGGAAAACTTTTCGGCTTGGGGAAAATTATTTAGCAAGGGGTATATCTCCCGCATAAGGAAGATTTCAGCCTTCTTTTGCAGGACTGACGGTTCCATGTACGAACAAGCACCTCGCTCCCCTGATTTGGTCGAGCTCCGTGACATCTCCGTAAAACTCAAAACCGTACTCGGTGAACTTGATTTTCACGGGCTCCCCCGTGAATACGCTGCTCCCTTCGATCTCAGTCGCCTCGCCCTCGAATACAAGGCCGTCCGCTGTAATAAGGACAAGGCAATCGTCGCGAAGCTCGCGGCATCTCTCGCATACCGGAACAAGTCCACTCATTAAATTTCCGAGTATGCAGCTTGCTTCTTTGTGAGTGCAAGCGACTCTATACATAGATTTTTCGCGCCACTGGGTCATAAATGCCCGTCACGATCAGGACGCTGTCAACGGTATCAAAGTTCTTGAGAAAAACATTGTTTACCATGTTATTCAGGACGCTGTCTTTCAAGACTTTGATTTCCTGCGCCTGATCTGCGAGCTGCGCTTCATGGGCGATGACCGCTTCGCGGTTGACCGCGATGCCGTCGTCCATGTGGTTCAGGTTCGTTTGACTCAGCGGCGTTCCTTCCTGAATGACTTCGCCCGTCTCGATGTCTTCGACGTGGTCAAGCCATCCGATTTTTTTATAATTGTCCAATCGTTTCTACCTCCATTTCTTCGATTTTATATTTGAAGGCTATATATAGCCCCTTGCCCGTAGGCTTCTCGAAGACACGGTCGGTACTCGCCACGACATCGCCGTCTTTGTCGACGAGCTGAACGTCGCTCACTTCTCCGACGATTGTATCGTCAAAATAGACGTACACCTTCGCCGAGTCCGCGCCCGCCATCGTGCGGAACAAGGGGACTGTCTTCGGCTCGCCGTCCAGATAATAGGCCGCGTGGTCGATTGAGTCGACGAACCGCTGCGCGATTTTCTGGACGCCTTGCTCTGTGAGTGTCTTTGCCATCAGCTTTCTCCTTCCCTCTCTACCTGCTCGACGTGGAAAGTCTCCTCGGAGCATCGGAGATATTCTTTCAGGCCGTCCGCGACATCCGGCGTGAGCCCCACCTTTGAGGCAAACCCTTGATACATCGCGTAGGCGTGCAGTTGGTAAAACTTCTTGGACGCCGCCACGGTGCCGACTTCGGGAATATCGACCACTCCCGCGCCGCTGTGCGAGCTTGCGTGGAGTATGGTGCCGTACTGGTAGCCGACCGCCGTGCGGTGCGGAAATACGCCGCATCTAATCTCGTTGCAGCGTGGATACCATGACAGCCCCGAAGGGCAGGCCGAGCCGATTGCGAGCACGTTGCCCGCGTCTGCGCCGTAAGCCGGGAGGCTGCTGCCTTCCTTGACCTTCATAACCTCGGCATCTATCACGCGGAGATTATTGACGCCGCTCTGCTCGGAGCCCTTGAGGAATATGATGAACTCGGCCCATCTCTCAGGGTCTTGCTCGGAAAACGGCTCGATATAGCTCTGATCGTAACCGAGCGCGGTGAGGGCATAAAGGATGCCTGTCTTCGTGCCGCCCCATTCAGAAATAAGCCCCTTCATATAGAGCCGCGTCCGATAGGCTTCCACGTCCTCGCCCGAGAGCCTCGGCATATCCCTGTCTTGTCCGTGTACGGGTAGCATCGCCGGGCTCGCCGTTGCGACGTTGGCCTCCTCCCGCACGCGGAAGGCGTCCTCTTTGATGCGGTCGAACTCCCTGCCGACCACTCGGAAGAATATGAGAAACTGGTTGACCGCCCTCGCGCCCTTTTTGAGAGGAGCCGGAAGCAAGTCAAACATATAATCCCCGAACTTATCGAACCTTTTCATCGTCTCACTCCCTTCGCTTCACGGTTACGGTGACAGCCCCGAGCGTGATGACCTTGTCCTTCGTGAGCAGCACGTCGTCCCCGGGCGTTGTGATCTTGACATTCGTCGCCGAGGAGAGTCCCTCTCTGATTGCGTGGTTGATGTCCGAGAGGTTGAGTTCGTTGAGCTTGCGCCCTTTGCGGACGGCGAGGAGCTCCGTGAGGATGGCCTCGACGCGCCGCTCGACTTCCTCGTCGGTGAGTGCTGCGTCGCCGATCGTGACGGTTACGGCGATGTCCTGTTCGATATTTTGGGAGGACTTTACAAGAATATTATCGTATGGCCCCGCTATCTTGTCAACGGCTGCACGGACTTCCTTGAGAAGTCCTTCCGTCGCTTCCCCCGCCGTGCCTGTGACGATAACATCGACGGTGCCCTGCCCGCGCGGATGGGCGCAGTCAGCTTGTGCGAACAGTACGCCCGCGACGCTCTCCGCCGCATTGATGAAGCTGTCCTCGATAGCCCGCTGAGACAGCTCGGCCCACGACCGGAGCCCCCTACCTCGGAAGCTCTCGTCGTCTTCCGTATCGCTTCCTTCGCGGATTATCCAGTCCTCGCCGTTGGAGATCGAGTCCAGCTCGCCGAGATAGACGAGCGTTTTCGAGATTTGGCCGGGCGGCACATTGTAGCGCGAGCCCTCCTTCTCAGCCTCGACAATGACATCGACCGAGGACGCCCCCTTCTGCAAGACTGTATTCTCAGTGACGAAAAAGCGGAGCTCCTCCCCGTTGATGTCTGTCTCCGTCTTGAAGACGTGGCCCTTCGGTATCTTGATAGCGTCCCCCTCGCCCGACCGCTTAACCGTGACATAGCCCCGCGCCTTCTGCGCCTTTTTGCGTTTCTTTCCGTAGTCGGCGAGCTTGAGATCGAGCCATGTGCCGGACGCATGGGAGACGAACATATTATTCAGGATGGAGCGGAAAAGCTCGGCGCACTCGATACGGATGCGGAGCACAACCATGAGCAGCGTATAGAAGATGCCGCCCGAGTGGAAGTTCGTGACGACGAAGCCCTCCTCCTGAAGCTCCTCTATCTTCTGCTCCTTCAGCTCCTCGAGCTCGGAAACGGGAAGGACTTCGTCGAGTATCTCTTTGTCAATCACTTTCTACCACCTCCACGCCGACCGGACTGATGACGACATCCAGCTCCCGCGCCTCGTCCTCCTCCATAAAGCGGAAAGTGCAGCGGAGCCAGAAGGCGTCATCCTCGCGGCTTACTGAAATATTGATGCTTTCGGGAACGATGACCTCGCGCTTCTGCAAGCGGAGCCGGGGCCGCTGCGCGATCTCGAGTCGGGTGAGCTCGCTGTCCTCGCTTTGTATGAAGTCGTAGAGCCCCCATCCGAACGCAAGGTCATAAAACAGATCGCCCGGCTGCGTGAGTGCTTCGAGGGCGATATTCTGGTATAGGCAATCAAGGCCCGAGCAGAGCGGTGCGTCCCCATCCGCCGCCTGTGTGAGCTGCCAGTCATCCGTTAAACGGATGTCAGTGTCGTTTAACCCCGTCACAAAACCACCTCCTCGATGATCGTCGGGGAGAGGTCGCCATAGGCAAGGCCGATTGTAACGGTCGCGCCTCTCTGGAACTGCTTCTTAGACCGGACGCTCGGGAGCTCTGGAAACTTCGCGTCAAGGTTGCCGAAGCGGTCGACGACGCGGAGCGTGTACTCGTACCAGTGCGCGACGATATGGCCTTTATAGCTCCCGCCGCTCTCGTCATTATAGATAACAAGGTCATTGAGCTCATAAGTCTCCTCGAGCTTCCGCGCCCCCGTGATAGTCGCATACATGACAGCCGGTTCCTTGAGATGCGGATAGTCCTGCGGTATGAGCTTTGCAACGGCGGTTTTGACAAACTGTTCAAGGGCTCCCACCTTTCCCCCTCCTTTTCTCAAAAATTGATATAGGTACGAATAAAGCCGTCCTCGTTTGTGATGATTTTGACCGAGGAAACCTCGAACTCGCCCGAGACTTTCGGATGCTCGACCGCGATCTTGTGCGAGTGTTTCACGAATGGGGCCGAAACCGTCTCAAGCTCCCACACGCCGCCGAAGCGGGTGAGGGATAGGATATTGACGCCGTACTCAAACAAGTAAACCTTGCTTTGCTGCGGCTTCTCGTCCCAGTAAAACACACCAGACGAAAAGAAGAACGGCTTTTTAATTCCCCATGCGGCGTGTATCGTGTTGATCGCC